ATCGATTAGTCCTGGATAAAGTACAACACACCTTTTCAGACGGAGAGCACACCATGAACATCGAGGCAAAAATCATAAATATTTAGGAGGGTGAGTAAATGGAACTGATCGAAAGACTTAAGTCTATTATTAATGATACTGTGAAAGCTATGGACCTATTGGATACCGGTTACGCTACTGTAGTTTCTATCTCTCCCCTAACTCTAAAGATTCAGGCTACTCAGTTAACTGTAATAGAACCCGTGGTCGTTATAACGGATAATTTGCGGCACAAGACTATTACCGTGCAAGGGGAAACAGTAGTGATAAATCCAGGGTTAAGAGCGGGCGATAAGGTCCTGGTCATGAAAGCTAATTCCGGACAGAACTATATTGTGATATCGAAAGTGTAGGTGATACTATGGAAACTTTACCGGAGTCTTTTGGAGCTGATGTTTATAAATTAGAATCAAAGGAGTATCCGACAGAAACCTTTCTAATTGATGAAAGTACTGGTTGTATTAAGAAAGTTGGCGGAGGGCTACCAGCCATGAAGCAGGCAATAGATATCATATTGAATGTAGAGCGGTATCAATACCAGATTTATACATCTAATTTTGGACGGGAACTTAACAAATTAATTGGGAAGCCGCCTGAGTACGTAACGAGCATGTTAAAACGACGTATCCGGGAGGCTTTTTCTATGGATTCAAGGATCCTTTTCGTGGACAATTTTGTTTTTGATATAAATTTAGGTACTGTAAAATGTACTTTTGATGTAAAAACAGTATTTGGTATGGTACCGGCGGAGGTGGAAGTTTGATAGATTATAGTAAAAAAACTTATGCAGAAATTATAAGATCTCAGCTAAATCGGGTACCAGACACGCTTGATAAGAGAGAGGGATCTATTGTACAGACAGCTCTCGGACCGGCCAGCTGGTACATGGAGGGTATATATTTAGATCTTGCATTTTTTCAGAATAATGTGTATGCGGATACTGCGACTGGCACTTATCTTGATAGATTAGCCATGCAGGTTAGAATAGAGCGAAAAAGAGCTACTCCTGCTATTAAAAAGGGCGTGTTTGACATTCAAGTCCCTATAGGATCGCGGTTCTCTGTCTTAGCCAATCCTCAATATATGACTTATCGGGTGATGGAGTTGGTAGAGAAAAGGGCGGATGATTTTGTGTATAAAATGGAGTGTGAGATAGCAGGTGAAGCTGGAAACAACTATTCCGGAAAGCTCATAGCGATTGATTACATTCCGGGGCTTACATCTGCACAGCTTACCGATCTACTAAATGCGGGATCCGATGAAGAGACAGACGATGCTTTGAGGAGAAGGTTTCTTACAAAGCTCCAAAAGCCATCTACCGGAGGAAATCGGTATGATTATTACAACTGGGCCATGGAATGTGAAGGAGTAGGAGCCGCAAAGGTATTTCCCCTCGCGAATGGCCCCGGAACCGTAAAGGTAGTAATTGCGGATTCTAACCGGTCTGCAGCCGGCGCTGATCTGGTAAATCTGGTTGCAGCTCATATCGAAGGAGTTCGCCCGATCGGGGCCAGTGTATCAGTGGTGTCGGCGCGGGAAAAGGAAATTAATGTATACGCAGGAATTAAGCTTAAGAACGGGCTGAACCTTGGTGCGGTTCAAAATCTGTTTAAAGAGGCGCTTACGGAATACTTGCAGGAGAATGCTTTTGATGTTTCCTACATTAGTTTGGCAAAGGCCGGAAACCTTCTGCTTAATACAGCAGGAGTGGAGGATTTTACAGGACTACTAATCAACGGGGCAGCCGGAAATCAGGAACTGCAGGATGAGGAAATCGCAGTACCCGGCACTATTACCTTGGAGGTGATATAGGTGGAGATCAGTAAATTTTATGAAAAGTTGAATAAAATAGAAGGCAACATCTATGTAATCGAGGAAAAGGCAGGGCTGACAGGAGGCGTCTATGATGCCCCGCTGCAGCACGATAATATTAATACCTCCACCCTTTCTGTATATACCGGGCCAAAATTGACTGGGGAGAGGATCCAGACCTATGTACTTTCTACGCCAAGTCTCACTCCCTGGAAGCGAACCATACGGGTCTATGCCGATGTGCCTACGGTTTATATCAGCTACGAGGCCGAAGGGGATACCGTAGAAGCTGAGGACGTCAACCAACTGCAGGAGGAAGTAGTCCGGACCCAAGAAGCAATTAATGAAGAAATCAGTCGGGCAAAAGCAGCAGAACAGACGCTATCCGAGAACCTTACTATAGAGATAAACCGGTCCAAAGGAGCAGAGCAGACCATTGCCGGGAACCTGACTGCAGAAATAAGCCGGGCGAAAGAGGCAGAAAGGGCAAATGCCGATAATCTGGTCACGGAGACGACAAGAGCCCTGGCTGCAGAAGAATCCATAAGAAGCACCATTCAAAGCAACAAGCCCATATGGGATGATAAGTACACCCGTAATGAGGTGGATAATAAATTTGCTACTCTAGAAAATGACATAGATTGGAAAGAAACAGTCAACACCTATGCAGATATTGCAGTAGCTTATCCTAATCCACAGGACGGTTGGACCGTAAATGTAAAAAATACGGATTACACCTACCGTTACAGCGGTACGGAATGGGTAGTCATATCGGCTAATGCGATTCCCAAGGCAACTCAGAGTGTGGATGGTCTTCTTTCCAAAGAGGATAAAACGCTTTATGATGATGCCAACAGTAAAAAGCATACTCATGGAAATAAAACCACCATTGATAAGATAACAGAAACACTGCTGTCCCGCTGGAATGAAGCCTTTGACAAAAGGCATGAACATGGGAATAAAGGGATCCTGGATATGATTACCCAGGCGCTGCTGGATAACTGGAGCGCTGCATTTACTCACGTTAGTGATGCCGTAAAGCATATCACGGCCGCAGAACGAACGGACTGGAACGATGCGAACAGCAAGAAGCATACCCATTCTAACAAATCCGTTATTGACGGAATCACTCAGATTCTGATTGACCGTTGGAATGCGGCCGAGATGAACGTGCAGGCGGATTGGAATGTAGCGGATACTACCTCTGATGCTTTTATTAAAAATAAACCATCATCTCTCCCGGCTAATGGTGGAAGTGCATCTATGCTTTCTAATGCCGTGCAAATTGCTGATTACAATACCTTTGTACCAGCAAAAGTTGCCGCAGGAGCAATAACTCCAATAAAAGCAAATGCTGATGCCAATTCCCCTTGGAATAACACAACATCTGGTTTATTGGTTCAAAGTAATAGTGCAGATAGTTGGCACTTATTGATTTTTCGCAGCGGCGGTGATGGTTGGGCGTATAGATCGTATTATCAGAGTGTATGGAAAGATTGGAAGATATGGTCAACTTTTGATGGTAAATACAGTAGTCTAACGGAAAAACCAACGAGTTTTCCACCATCCACTCATTCGCATACAAAGTCACAAATAACTGATATGCCCTCTAAAGTATCTGAATTTGCCAATGATGCTGGTTATATAACTTCTGCGGAAGTGGGGCCGGGCTATACGCACCCAAACAGCGGAGTAACAGCCGGCACTTACCGATCAGTGACAGTTAATACCCAGGGGCATGTAACCAGTGGCACCAATCCCACCACACTGGCCGGTTACGGGATCACGGATGCAGCAGCCAAAACCCATAATCATGACAGCGCATACTTGAAAAAGACCGGTTTGACTTGGGACGATCTGAAAGGGGTGTTGTAAGCCATGTATGGAAAAAATCAATATGGCCTGATTCAGTACGCCCAGGAGAAAAACGCCGATGAGGGACAAAAAGACTATTATGTGGACCTTGACCGATATGCCCCTTCCTTCCTGGCGGAGGTCCGGGAGTTGAAAGCCATTTATGAAACGGAAGGATACGCAGTGGGACTTTTGGAGCATGAGCTTTCTGATCTGCTGGATCAGTGCTTCATCTCAACATCGACCTGGGGGCTGACACGGTGGGAGCAGGTTTATGGGCTGGTGACTAATATGGCCCTTTCCTATG